TCATGGCGACGCCAAACAGCAGGCTGCAAACGATGACGACGAGCACGAGACGCAGCAGCAGGCGGGCGGCGAGCACGCGCAGCAGTCCACCACCGCCCTGAGCGGCGAGTAGGGGCAGCACGCCGAGTTGTCGGTCGCGCCGAAGAGCAGCGAGGAGATCAGGTCCGGCTGGCGCATGAGGGGTCCATGCAGATCAATGATGCCAATACCGTCCACCACGGAGAGCAATGCGTTGCGTGTGGGCTCAGGCAGTTGAATGCGGGCATCAAAAAACGCCACGGCCTGCGCCACCATGCCTTGCATAGCATCGGTGGTGATGAGCCAGGGTTGGCGGGAGAGAAGAGAATCGAGCGCAGTCACGCTCCGGCGGGAGTGTCAACAACGGGCGGTTGAATCAAAGCGCCGCCACTCGGCTTCCACAGCATTTCAAGTGGCACGCCGTATTTGGTGGCCGTCTCGAGAATCATCTTCGCATCGCGGGCGCGGCGCTCCAGTTCCTCGCCGAAGTCTGCGCCCAGTTCTTCATAGTGATCGCTGATGGTCTTGAGGCCCATTTCCACATCCGAGCGATTCTGCTGCGCCTCACGACCTGCATCGACGCTGAGCTTGCGTGGTGTCACACAACTGATTTTCCACCATCCCTGGACGGCCGGCAGTTCGCCACGATCAATGGCATCACCGATCACGTAGAACCATACGGGCTTGATGAAGCGCTGAATGAGGATCATCTGGCGATACGAAAAACGTCGGTCCGCTTTGGCCACCACCAAGCGCACGCCTGCACCGCCCACTTTGGACGAATCCGCAGCAAACTCATACGGAAGAACGCCGAGCGCGGCATCCCGGCGCAAATGCTCCAGGAACCCGGTGAAGGTGGGCGATGGTCGCTTGGGCTCAAACGAGTCGAGCGATTCGTTGGTCTTGAGTGCCACGAGTTTGCCGCCGGTGATCTGCTGAAGGGAGGTCGGGTTGGTGCCTTCGCCCGACTCGGCCTGCTCGCCTTCGATGGCGAAGTCGGAGTCATCGCCAAGATCGCCCGTCTCGGTTTTGAGCACGCGCGTCACATCGCAGTTGTCCTTCACGGCGTGCTTCTCAAGAGCGAGCAATTCCATCTCATCGAGGATGTGATTGATGGAATGCTGAATGGTTGGGGCGTTGCGCACCGACGTGGCTTGCTCCGGTTCAAACACATGTAGCACGCTTCTGGCTGGCAGTTCACGCGCGGATTGGTCTTCCAGCACACGGTAGGACACTGGTGCGCCCCAGGCATCCAATGTGATGCCATGGAACGACTGCATGGAAGTGTTGCCCTCACCGATGCGGTGCGATTCGATCAATTGCAGCGCGGCGATGCCGAGACGGTTGCGGGTGAGATGGATAAAGTATTCGCCGTCCACGTCCATGCCACGGCAGAGCAACGACTGCACTTCCTCGAAGCTGAACCGCCCAGTGATTTCACAGCGCGTGGACCAGGCGCGAAAGTAAGACTCCGCCTGACGGTTCCAAGTCACTTCGTCTGACTGCGCTTGCGGGCGAATGCCATCCCCCGTGGAATAGATCGCCATGTTGTTGACCATCTCGCGCACGAAGCCGGAGTTCTTGACGAGGTAGCGAGATCGGCGCACCAACTCACGGTGAATGTGGGGTGTGAGATCATGCTTGGCATCGCGGGGAACTGCGCCTGGCACCGCGCCACGTCGGTGTGAAGCGTTGGCGGATTCGTAAACGGAAGTCCACGCCTTGGGGAGTAGGGCAGGGGGCAGCCATTGGGTCGCCCATTGTTGAAGACCGTTCATTTGGCGAGGTGGTTGATGGAGGAGGTCGCGACACGGCGACGTCGGCCATAGGTGGCGGGATCAAGAGCGCGCAGCGCATGAGCGCATTCCTCCAGCGTTTCTTTGACGGTCATAGGAAACTGCTTGGTGGCGTTCGATCCGCTGTCGGCCCAACTCATGAGAGTCTTGCCCTCCATGAGCATCTCTTTGGCTCTCGCCTGAATGCGGAGAACTTCTGCGACGGTGAAACCGACAGTGAACAAACCTTGCGCCATGAGCGGGGGCGGCTGTCAACGCCCGGCATCCTTCACGTCACGTTTGATCTCATCGACGGTGAGGCGAATGTAGTTGACGTCGGTTTTGACCACGTCGGTTGCGCGTTCCAGTAGATTGATCTTCACCTCGTGGGATTCGATGCGCTGGCGGTCCTCGTTGCGCAACAGTTCCAGGTGACGAAGCGTGCTGGTGTGAACGCCCCAGGCTGTGGCTCCGGCAATGACGAGCGAGAGGATCTGCACGAGATGCCCGAGGCTGATGGTGGAATCAAAGCGTGGCTGGGTCATACACCGATGAGTTTGAGGATGGCTGCGGGTGTGATGAACCCGAGCGTGTTGAGCGTGCCGCTGCCTTTGAGGAAGCGGATGCGGTTGGTGATCCAGTCGCCTTCGCGTTCTTTGGCGTCTGAACTCGGATCGAGGGACGTGTTGCCCTCAATGGTGGCCATGCTCATCCCACGCACGGCGGTGACGATGCCGGCATGACCGTTGCTTGTGCTGCCATGGCGTGCGAGCCAGATGGCACCAGGAGCCGCCATTGGTGAAAGCAGACCGAGCTTGGTAAAGTTACCTGCACTGGTGACGCAGTGTGGTGTCATCGTTGCCTGCCAGCGTTTGATTTGCTCAGGCGTGGCCGCCAGTGAACGCAACGCTGCCAGCACCATGCTTTCAGCGAAAGCCGCGCAATAGGCCCAGCCGGGTTCCCATGGCGACTGGCGCATCAGTGCGCGCAGTTCATCAACGAGGGGGCGGTCAGGTCCAGACGTGTTGGGGTTGTCCCAGTCTGCATTGGGTTTGACCTCGCGCAGACCGATGAACCGGCTTGCCTGCCGAATGATGCCTTGGGCCAGTTGGTCGCTGGTCATGGCTTCCTCCAGTTGATGCGTAGGCGGCCGTAGGCGGCGGTGGCGAGACCGCCGAACTGCGCGAGCGTGTCCCAGTTGGCGGCCACCAGATCGACCATCCCCTGTGCCTCGTTGGTGGGCAGATGGAGGCCGAAAATGCGGCCGATGGCCCCGATGGCCGAGATGAGAATGCCTGCGTAGGTGAGCTTGCCTTGGAGAGTTTGGGGTGGGTTCATGCCCACGGCGGCCGTGTCAATCTGCGGCCGGCTCAGTCTCCTCTTCAGGCTCGGCACCAGTTTTGACCGACTCCTGCCCCACGAGCTTGAGCATCACGGCGGCAGCCACCTGCATCGCCTCGCAGTCCCAGTAATGATTTGGACGTTTGCCAATGCGTTCCCACAGCCACTTGCCGCCTTTGCGCACGCGCTGCTCGCTCTCCATCTGCGTGAGGTAGTCGTCGCCTGCATCCTCGGCGATTTCCCAGGTGGCACCGCGTTCCGGGTCTTGATTGCGGCGCAGGCGTGCGAGCATGTCTTTGATGTTCAGATTGGACCAGTAGAACACCGAGCAGGTCTGGCCACGGCCCAGCACCACCTTGCGGCGCGGTGAGTAGAACCGATGCACGCTACGGCCATCTTTGGTGCGGTGAACGTAGGTGGCACGGCGGTCGCCCATGAGCGCCACCCAGCCGTGCTTGGCGCATTCGCGATACACATCATACGTCGCGTGACCGGCATCGACGAACACGAGATTGGCGTGGATGGAGAACCGCTCCTGCAAACTGAGCACCTCATCCCAGGTGGGCACGCGTTCGCGCCACACCAAGCGCGATGAACCATCGAGGGACCAGCCGCGCACGATCACAAAGAAGTGATCCATCTGGCAGTCCACCGTCATGAAGCGCAGCGGAGCCGCCGCCTGGGCCGGATCGAAAGGTGGCGTGAGGAACTTGCCGTGCTTGCTGACGGCGGCCTCATCGTCCCACGTTTCACCCAGGCGATAGCCGCTGGGCATGATCTCCAGTTTGAAATCTTCCAGATAGTCACGCCACGGCAGCGCGAGGCGCTTTTGATAAAACTGCCGTAGTGGTTCCAGATCACCTTGCTTCGCCGCTGCCTTGGCCCGCAGATACAATTCAGCGAGTCGTCCCCAGCTCATCGCGCACAGCGCGTTCCAATGGAAGCCCACGTTCTCGGAGGATGCGTTCAGATTGGTGCGCACATAACGACCCGTGGTGCTGAGCACGCGTCGCGTGCGGTCGCTGTCATCAAACGCATGGCCACAGCCCTCACAAGTCAGCGAGGCGGTTTCGCGCACGCGGGCGAAGTTCCATTCGCCCTCCTCATCGCGGGCGTCCTTGCTCCATTCCACGTTCTCCCATTTGAAAGGCTGGCGTAGGTCACAATGTGGACACGCAAAGGTCCACTCGCGCATGTCAGTGGTTTCAAACTTGCGGTGCGTGTCGTCGTTCTCCTCGCCGCCCTGGCTCATGAACAGGCACTTGCCCAACCAGCCGAAGGCGGTGACGCGTGCTTCGGCTTCAGCCATGTGCCCAGTCGGCCAACGCCATGTTTCATCGCCGATGAGCCAGCGAATGGATCGCCGTTGCAGGTTAGTCTTGTTGTGGGCACCAAGCACCCACAGCGTCATGCCGTTGGCAAAATGCTTGGTGGTCGTCTTGAGCTTGTGGCGGTCGCGCGGGTAGAGCGCCTGCACGGCTGGGCACTCATCAAAGATGCGTCCGAGTCGGCTTTCGGCCTGGTCACGCGCATCATCATCCGTTTGATCCAGCCACAACGCCGGGCCGGGCAGGTTGGCGATGATGTAGCAGAGGCCGATCTCACCGATCGTGGTCTTGCTCGATTGAATCGCGGCGATGATCGAGACGATGCGTGCCTTGGGATCAACCAATGCTTCCAGCGGTTCCTTCAACCATGGTGAGTTGTCCGCGCGAAACCGACCCGGCACCGGCGAATAGGGGATTGAATGAATGTGTTCCTCCGCCCAGGCCCAGGGTGGACGGCGGTCAGGTGGACGCCAGATCCGGCGTCCGATCTCTGCCAGTAGGTCATCCATGACCTTGGCTGAGGAGTGTGAGCACCTCGTCGATGGCCTTGCGGTTCTCTTCCTGAATGCCGGTGGCGTCGAGACCCGAGCAGATCGGCGGCAGTTCGTTTTCAAACTTGTTGCGCAACAAGCTCGTGACGCGTCCCGCCACACGCGTCCACTCCTGCCGCACATCTTCCACCGCCACATATAGTCCTTTGCGAACGGCCACCTTCAGTTCCCGTTCCTCCACCTCGGCGAGTAGTTTGCGGGCACGCAGGGCGGTGTCGAAGTCTGTGCCTGGCTCGGCCCCCTTCAGGTCATGCCGTTTCATGAACTCGCGCCATGCGGCCACATCATGTAGGCCGTTGGCGGCGGCTTGCGGCGCGTCCTTGCGCTTCTTCCACGTGGTGATCGACTGACGCGTCGCTCCGAGGAATTCGGCCAGTTCAACGAAGTTGCGGGCGAAGGCGGGGCCGGTTCCACCCGGCGTGCTGCTGGCGAGATTTTGCAGCATGGAGCGCTCCGCCCGGGTCAGCTTGCCTCCCTTGTGAACGCGTTGAACGAGGTTGGCGAGATCCTTGTTGAGGAGTTTGCGAGCGAGGTCGGGCGGGAGCGAGGATTCCATGCTCCGCAGGTTGCGAAGTCAACTCAGATGCAGTGCGGAATCACTTAATTAGGCGCGATCTCTGAAATGCACCAACCCTAGATAATGAATTTAGCGCGTTGTGAAGGTGTGAACCTTACGAATGATCACAGGAGGAAACAGCGACATTGAAATCTCTGGCCTGCAGCATGGTGCAGTCTCATAAATTGCCCCGGGAATAGACTTGATATCATCTGGATTGTCGAAGCGATAAGCTACTCCTTGAACAACTGGCACGGCCCAAGAAAACGGTGATGGACGGTGATAGCCCGTTACGCCGAGCACTGCGTTGGCTCCAATGGCTCTCGCCTGATCGGCAAGATTGCCGTATACTAAATGACACTTCCGGTAGCCATAGACATCACTGTAACGCAGTTCTCCCAGATTGGTCGACTTCACTCCAGTTGGAGGCTTTGCGGTGGAGACAAGAACAGGTGCAACTTTTGCCGTATTTGTCTGGCAAGAGCATAGCGATAAAACAGCGAGGAAAAGGGGAGCAATAAGGTAGCGCATAATGGGATTCAGGAGAAAGTATAAGAATCAGGAGTCAAGTCAGCAATTTGATTATTCAGCGAGAGTCAACCGCGTTGACACTCCTGCCGGAGCGTGAGTATTCCCATTTACTGCGCCCATACGCGCGTGATTGATCCCAACACCCTGAAGCCCAATCCGGCGAATCCAAACCGGCACAGTGCGCATCAGATCCAACTGCTCGCCTCGATCATTCAGGAGCAGGGCTGGCGCAATCCTATCACACTCTCCAAACGCAGCGGCCTCATCGTGCGTGGGCATGGCCGGCTGGAGGCCGCGCTGCTCATCGGCTGTGACGTCGTGCCGGTCGATGAACAGGACTACGCCACCGAAGCTGAAGAGCTGGCTGATCTTCTGGCGGACAATCGCCTGGCGGAACTGGCCGAACTTGATGAGGACGAACTCAAGCGCCTGCTCAAATCCATCCAGGAGAGCGATCCCGCCTTCGATCTCGAACTCACCGGCTTTGCCGAGGATGAAATTCGCAAGCTGTTCGACGCTGAAGACCCTGCGGAGGATTTGGAAATCATCCCCCGCATGGAGTGCCAGGCTTTCGAGCACCACGACTACCTCGTCTTCATGTTCCATGATCTGCGCGACTGGATGCAGGTGCTGCAACTCATGGGCGTGCGCGAGGTGAACTACTCCATCACACGAACCACCAAAAAACTCGGCATCGGCCGCGTCCTCCATGGAAAACGCCTCATCCAACTCTGCCAACGGGCCGCAATGGCCGGAACTCCAACCGCTGAGCCTGCGCTTGGTCATCCTGAGCCGCAGCCGGGCACGAACGATGACCAGTCACAAGCTGTTCCCGAGCGCCACGCTGCTGGTGCCCGAAAGCGAGCTTGAGCAGTATGCGCACATCCCACTGGAGAAGGCCAAGGTGCCCGATGCCGTGATGGGCATCTCATCGTTGCGCAACTGGGTGCTCAAGCACTTCAAGGATGACGCCATCATCATGCTCGATGACGACATCAGCGCCTGCGTTTGCATGGTTTCTCTGCGCTGTCGCAAGCTCTCGATTGAGGAGACGTTGCAAATGCTCTCTAACTCGGCCTACAACGCGCGCGGTGCCGAAGCCCGTCTGTTTGGCTGGCATCAGCGCAGCGATCCACGCCTGCTGCAACGCAATGATCCCTTTTGGCGTGAACCACTGGGTGGGCGGAGCGGTGGGGGTGGTGCGTGATGCGAATGGAGGCATTCCCAAGTGGGACGAGTTGCTGCGCTGCAAGTGCGACATCGACGCCACACTCCAGGAGTTGATGGACAACCGCCTTGTTTGGAATGAAGCCCGGTTCTGCTTTGTGCAGGAGCGCGACAAGAACCTGGGCGGCAATTCATTGTTCCGCAGCGCAGAGCGCATCGCCACGGAGAAGCGGCATCTGAAGCGCAAGTGGAAGGCCCACATCGACTTCGGTGACTACAAGAGCCAGGAGCGCGTCGCAATGAATGCCCCGCGCCGTCAGAGCATCGCGCTCGGCTAACGTACCCCACGGCACCTTCCAAACCCTGCGACCTAATCAAACCTCACGGCATCATTTGGTGATGCAAACGGATGGAATCCCGAAGTCACGGTGACGAGGCCTCCATTCATGGACCTCCCAGATCTTTTTCCCGCCAACCCAATGCAACTGCGCACGATTCGTCATTACAACTTCAGCGAGGTGTCCTCCGCCATGCAGAAGGCCATCCGCCGGGGTGATGCTGCGTTGGCCGGATACTGGGCCTTGGAACTGTGGCAGAGCGGCTTCGGCAAGTATGTGTGGAAGCGTCTGCTCACCATCAGCGCGGAAGACTGCTGGGGCATCCTCACGCAGGAGGTGAAGGCACTGCATGACAGCTACCTCGTCATCAATGACGGCATCCCACCCAAGCAGGCCAAGGGCCGCATCTTCATTAGCAAGGCGGTCATCTTGCTGTGTTTGTCGAAGAAGAGTCGCGATCCCGATCATCTGCAAAATTACGTTTATGATCAGACGGCGGGTCTTGATCCTGACACGCTGGCGCTGGAGTTGCGCAACAGTGGTGATTACATTACCATCCCCGAATATGCGTATGACTGCCACACGCGCGAGGGCAAGAAGCGCGGCAAGACGAAGGCGGACTTCTTCAAGGCAGAACAGGCGGCGCTGGAGCCATTGCAGCCGGGGTTGTTCGATCACTTGATTGATTGAGCCTCGGCGATACCCGAGCCGTTTTCATCAAACATGCTCTTGCGCTTCCTTGACGAAGTCATTCTCAAAGGCGCTGGCATAAGCGTTTAACTGTGAGGCATTGAGGTGCAGCCGTTGTCCAAGCTTTCTCCAATTCTGAACAACGGTCGTAATCTCATGCAGAATGCGGACAGCCTCGTCTGTCTTCAACCCAAAGCGGGGCGAAGCCTTGATTGCCAGCTCGATGGACGGCTCATTGCCATCCTCGGAAATACTGGTTTTGTTGATGGTTGCTCGTTCGATTTCCGGAACCGGGTTTACATCGTAAGCGGGCGATAGTGACCAGCGCCCCGAACGATGCATCAGAAAGCCGTGATTCCGAAGGTGATCGTCATAGTTGCTTGCGAGCAGCGAGAAGACCATGCGCCGCCATAATTCTCGCAGGTCACCTGAGACATCGTCACCAAACTGGCGGATTACATCCGCAAGCATGGTATAGCTGCCCGCTTCGCCAAGCGGCAAACCAAGGAGACTAGACGCGGAGATAAATGGAATGCGGCATCCTTGATCTCGATCAAATCGCTTGATCACTGCGACAGCATGGCCGCCCACGGGCACAAGCTGATGATCGGCAGTCCGAATACCCGAAGCGCGAGCCAAACTCAGGGCGAGAATTTCACCGGCAGCAATGTCACGCACGTCGTCGGGCTTTGGGAACTTCGCAATACCGAGGCTTCCGTCTGGCAGGGCCACGGCTGATTTAGGCCGCGCGCCTCCAAGAGGTGAACCCTGTCCCAGCAGGAACCTCAGATCTTTTGCTGTTTCCGTTTCGCTGTGAATCGCCTCGGTGGCACGGAGCAGCGCTGGCAACTGGACGACAGGGGGCATTTTCCCAGTTCCCTGCGCCAAAAAGGCCTCGTCATCACCCCTCCTGAATCGGAGTGCGCCTATGCGGGAGTTATCGTCCAAAGCTAAAACGTAATCGATCTCCTGAAAGGGACGCTGCTCTAGAACTCCCTTACGAACCGCCCTCTCGATGAGAATTTTCCCCCAGCGATCCGGGCCGCAATCCTGAATGGCACCAAACAGGACGGGACTGTGCATCACACCGCGTTGCATCGGTATCGACGTAGGGTCGATGGCAAAGGCTGATTGTCCCGCCAGCCATTCGGCAGAATACTCAAAGGACACAGCCTGCCCCCGTCCCGCAGAGTAAAGGCGTCCAACCAACTGAGTCGTCCTCTCCCATTCGATGTGCACTTCAATGCTCATCTTTGGCGTGGCCTCCGAATTCGCTTGGGCAGACGTTGTTCGTCGAGTTCAAGCGCGAGAGCGTCGCTTGAGGGAGCGGCCAAGTCGCCCAGTCGCTGGTGCAGTTGAAGTACAAAGGCAGCCGTTGCCAAAGTTCCCATTGAGACACTTGGATCCCCCTTCTCCAGTCGCCAAAGAGTGTCTTTGCTGACGAACAGCCGCGACGCCATGTCGGCAGTCGATATTCCCCGCTTGCGCCTGGCTAGGGCGAGATCACGCCCTAGCTTTCGAAGCGTGTGGACCACGGGCAATGGCTTTGAAGCAGTATTCACTCTTATATATCTGATAAATCAGATGTTAAGTCAATTATTATCAGGTATAACAGTCTTTATTTGAATCACTTTGTTAACTAAAAAGACACCCGTCAATCTCAACAAGCGCGTTGATGGTCGCAACAAGTGCATGTCGGGGGTCGGCATACTCTCATACCTTGCGGAGCCTCTGAGCCTGTAAAACGCCTCCTACGCGGCAACAACGGCGGTTAATCTACGCGTCTCTTTCTTCAAGGCAGCAGTGAGCCTGAAAAATGGTGATCAAAACGGTGCGACACACGCAGCCACGGTGACGAGGCCCACAGAATGCCCACATGGGCACTCCAAGCCATGAACACCACTACCACCGCCTCGTCCCCCATCACCAAACCCATGCTCGCCGACAAATGTGAGCGTCTCAATGCCCTCAGCTTCCCGCTGCTGGCCACGCCCAAACTCGACGGCATCCGCTGCCTCAAGATCAATGGCCGCGCCCTGACGCGCAGCTTCAAGCCGGTGTCCAACCGCTTCATTCGCGAGTGGATCGAAGCCAACCTGCCTGATGGGCTGGACGGCGAGCTGATCGTGAAAGGCACCACCTTCAACGAAACCGCTGGGCATGTGGGCCGCGAGAGCGGTGAGCCTGACTTCATCTTCGCCGTCTTCGACTATGTGAGCGACGGCATCGACGTGCCCTATGCCTGCCGAATGCAGGAGTTGGCGCGACTGCCGGACTACGAGCGCGTCGATAAAGTGCTGCCCGAGGAGATGCACTCGCTGGACGAGCTCATGGCCTATGAGGGGCGCTGCGTGAGCGATGGATTTGAAGGCGTGATGATCCGCACTCCCAGCTCACCCTACAAGTGTGGTCGCTCCACGGAGCGCGAGGGCTACCTGCTCAAGATCAAGCGCTTCGAGGACGCTGAGGCGGTGGTGATCGACACCTATGAGGGTATGAGCAATCACAACGCGGCTGAGAAGGACGCATTTGGGCGCACCAAGCGCAGCATGGCGCAGTCCGGCATGGTAGGGCGCGGCGAACTCGGCGGCTTCATCGTCAAGCAGGTGGAGACGGGCATCGAGTTCCGGCTTGGTTACAACCATGTCGTCGGGGGTGTGGACCGCGTGTCTCTATGGCAGCAGCGTTCCTCTTTGTTGGGCCGCATGGTGAAGTTTATGCACCAACCCAGCGGCGCGAAGGAAGCGCCCAGGTTCCCGAAGTTCATCGGGTTCCGTGAGCCGTGGGATCTCTCATAGGAGGCTCGCAAAATGGTGATCAAAACGGTGCGACACACGCGGCCACGGTGACGAGGCCAAGGGGAAGTCCGCATGGACTTCAATCACCCGCACCCATTCCATCCTCATGAAAACCGCTGATCCTAAAGCCGCCCTCATCCAGTGGGGCATTGAACTCGAAACGCGCCTGCCTGCCACCAGCCAAGTGGCGGTGGGCAGTTACCACGCCGGGCATCCCGTCACCACGGGTCGCACCACTGCCGGTGCTCTCAGCAACGCTCCCGCCTTCAACGCTGACACGTGGAAGGCCGAGCGCGATGGCTCCATCCGCTGCGAGGCTGGTCAGATCCCCTGCGAGTTTGTGTCACCCATCCTCCATGGTGAGCGCGGCGTGGAGCATCTGATCGCCTTCGTTGAATGGCTCAATGCCCTCGGTGCCACGGTGGACCGCTCCTGTGGCTGCCACATCACCGTGGGCATTGAGTCGATCATCGGCACTTCCGACACCAAGGCGGTGAGCGAGTTCATCCGCAAGCTTGCTCACATCGCCCGCTGGCACGCGCGCAGCCTCTACGGCCAGACGGGCACGGACCGTCACCTGAACCACTACAGCCATCCTCTTTACGAGCAGACCGCCGAGCACATGCGCAAGATCGTCACCTGCGAGCAGGAGCGGGTCAAAGCCGAGTGCGCCGAGCAATGCGGGCGCGGCATGGTGAATTTTAGAAAAGCGTTCAAGCGTGACCGCGATGGCCGGTTCATCGGCGTGGTGGAGTTCCGCGTCTTTGCCGGCACGCTGAACATCGAGAAGATCATGCATCACCTTGCCAGTGTGCTCGGGCTCTGTCGCCGCGCCTGCGAGGTCCGCTGCCTTGGCGGGTTCGGCAAGAACAAGATCCAAGCCAAGCGCACCGCCACGGCGTCGGATGGCCTGCGCTTCCTGTGGGACTACCTCGGGTGGACCGGCAGTGCGCGGCCCGTAGCCCTCGGGCTCTTCGGCAAGCTGCACTCGGAGTTCCGCCACTACCGCATGAATGCGCATCGGCTCTGCCAGCAGTTCGATGAACGCTACCCCGATGCCAACCTTTAAGCCTTTGCCCAAACTATACGCAGTCTGCGGATAGCCGGGCCAAACCAAGAACAACGAACCTGAACCCAACTGAAACTGATATGTGTGTGATCCTGATATGTCCTCAAAATGTGCGCCCCAAAGCCGAGGTGCTGTATGCCTGTCATGAAGCCAACCCGCACGGGGCTGGAGTCGCATGGCGGGAAGGTGGCCGCGTGCGCTGGCAGAAGAACCTCAATACCGGCGAGCTTGTGACCCTGCTCAAGAAGTTGGAGGGCGAAGTGGTCATCCACTTCCGCTGGGCCAGTGTGGGCGGGGTGGATGCGCGGCTGTGCCATCCGTTCCCTGTCACCCCGAAGGCCTCTACCAGCCTGAGCGGCATGGCGGAAACGGTGCTGTTCCACAACGGCACGTGGAGCGGGTATGAAGATGCGCTCAAGCGGTTGGCGCAGCACCGCAAGGAACCCCTTCCTGTAGGTCCGATGAGCGACACGCGGGCAGCGGCGCTCGTGGTCCACACCATCGGTCCTGATTCGCTGCACAAGCTGCCGGGGCGCTGGGTGTGGATGAGTGCTCATGAAACCCGCCTCTTCGGTCCATGGGAGACGTGGGGTGGCATGCAGGTGAGCAACACGTTCTTCGTCCCACGCCTGCGGTCTGCTCAAGCACGCCGCAAGGCTACGCAGCCTGCGGACCAACGCCCACGCCACCAATCCTGCCTCTTTGCCTGCTAAACCAAACCCAAACCCAAAACGAAACCGATATGAAACTGTTCAAACTGATCGCCAGCCGTGCTGGCCAAGTGCTCTTCGATGACCGCGTGGAGGCTGACTCCCCGCGTGAGGCCCGCGAGCAGATGAAGGCCCTGCTCGGGCTGCAATCATTAACTGGGGTGGTCTATGCGATCACCGAAATCCCCATCGAGCTCATCCAGAGCATTGTGGATGCGAAACTGGCGGAAGCCCTGCAGCGAGTGCGCAGCGGCCAGCCACCGGCCAGCATGGAGCAGATGATCCGCCCCATTGCGAGTGCGGCAGTCCGGGAGCAACTCGCCACGTTGCGCACGGTGCAGCCGGATGATCCACCCGCAGGGCCGCAGCGCTTCGACGCGTTCACGCCAGCCGACCTGATCATTGGCACGACCACGATGCCGCAGCCACGGCGCAAGCGCGTCAGCGTGACCACCAACGGCACGCTGGTGGATTGGAAGTCGGTGAAGCGAGCGTATCGGCGCACCGGCTCCATCAAGCAGACGGCGGTGCAATTTGAACTGTCGATCAACTCCGTGAAGGCACGTATCCGCCGGGAGGGCTGGACCCATGAGTGATCGTCTCTCCATCACCAAGTATGGCCAGCGGTATTGGGCCGTGTGGCTCGACGGCGAACTGCTCGCAGTGACGCTCTACAAGAAGGGCGCTCGTGCCATCACGGCCGCGATTACGACGCTCTCCACGCATCACGGAAAGGAGGTCCATCATGGCATCCAAGCCGCGTGAACGTGCCCCCAAACAAGCTCCTTCTGCGCAGTCGCCGATGAACTGGCGACCGCGCACGGCGGAGGATCTGATCGGCCAGGCGCGGCGGGTGGCGCTGGCGCAGGTGAGCAAAGCGAAGCGGCTTGCCAACGATCCCAGCGCCACGATGAAGCTGCTGCTCTACGGTCCGCCGGGCGTGGGCAAGACCAGCGTGGTGGAGTTGGTGGCCTTGCAGCTCGCAGGCACACCGCTCTCCATCGAGGACTACAACGGGCGTGAGGTCACGGTGGACCTCGTGCGTGAGTGGATGAAGCAGCTTCCTTATGGCAGCCTGTTCAGTGCTTGGTCGGTCAAGATCGTCAATGAACTGGACCGCTGCTCCCGTGAAGCGCAGGACCTGCTGCTCACTTATCTCGACCGCCTGCCACCGGGCCGCGCGTTCCTCGGAACGAGCAATCTGCAATTGGATCTGCTCACCGAGCGGTTCCAGACGCGGTTCCAAGCCATCAAGCTGCTGCCTCCGACCACGGAGGAACTCGCCGCGTTCCTGAGCACGCACTGGCTGGTGCCTGCATTTACGGCCTCACAAATCGCCGTGGGCAGCGGCGGATGTGTGCGGGCCGCGCTCGCCGATCTCGAATCCTACCTCGACCACACACCCTGAACCCGAACCAACGAACGACCATGCAACACATCCAACAAATGATTGATCAACACGGCGGCTTTGAAGCCGTCCTCGCCCGCTACCTCCGTTTTGAGAACCCGCCGTTCATGCGGCTGGTGATCGAGGTGATCGGTGGCCCGTATCCCAACGGTGCGTATGAGGTGAGCGTGGCGCACTACGCCGAGCAGAACGGCGATGCGATGCGCGATCCTGAAATCACGTTCCTCGTAGTTCCTGCGAAGCAAGGCACGACATGGACGCCGCTCACCTTCGAGAATAGCTACATGGGGACCTACCAAGTCGTGGCAGTCGTCAACGCCGACGGTGCGCTGCAAGTCCGGCAGCCCAGACAGATGCAGGAGCTTCGGGAGTTAGCCAACCATTTGGACATCAACCTCAAGCAACAGGGGTTTGGGGAGGTGTCATCCTCACTACCTTGAGATGCGAATTCATCATCCTCAACACGAAGTCCCCTAGCCATGGATCAACCCGTTAAAACCTCGTCTCCAGTTCAGCAGCCTGCCGAACGAATTTATCCGGGTTGGTCTTTTTGAGCCGTGCAAGGTTTTCGAGTTTCCAGCGGATTGCTGGCATCTCCCGAAGGTGTTGGCATTTCATGAGGCTCCAGTCCGGCTCTCCCTTGACCAGTCCCAGAAGAAAGGCGCGTTGTCGACAGGTTAAGGCTTTGGGAAGTTCATCGAACAACCGTCGCCGGGCATCGTGTAGATCATTGAGAGACACTGCATGACGAGCCATTCCTTCAAATTCGCCGATGAACACAGGGGTGATATCGATTACATGAGCGAAGAGCACCTCGTGAACTGGCCGGTTGTGGCCTGCCAAATAGCAGACAAAACATTCGACCATACCCTCATTCAGTCCGTGTTCCTCAAGCAAGCCGAGCACGTCGAATAGATCGCGTGGATGCTGCCGATCCATCGCAGCAACGAGCTTGCTTCCATACAGTTCGTCCGTGTGCAAGATGGGCAGCTCAAGTTCGGAGAAGAAGAGGTCCTGCGCCACTGCGGAGAGTGGGCGATTCTCTGGGGGAAGAAGCGTGCCGCGAAAGACATGATTCACCTCAACCTTGATCCGCGTTCGGCCACGCTCGACGAAAAGCTTTACCTCGGGTCCCTGGGCCATGGAACCAAGTTCACAACGAACGCCGAGGGTTCCCGTGATCTCGCGACGGATCGATTCTAGCTCCGCAGACACAGCTACGAGCGCATCGTCTCGGCTCTGAGAGTGATCAGTGATCACAAGATCAAGATCCACTGAGAGCCGAGGCATATCCCGGACGAAGAGGTTGATCGCCGTGCCGCCCTTGAGTGCAAACAACGGATTTCGGAAGACTAAAGGAGCAACATCAAGAAGCAATCGCACCGAGTCGAGGTAGATCGGGTTCATCACGGTTTCAGGATCAAGGTTCGTCCATCCTTGAGGCGTTTGACCCATCGACTGCTACTCGTTTTGCCACCTGCGGCTTCCCTCGCCTTCTCCGCCCAGGTCAATCCGAGTTCTTCCGCCCAAATGACACAAAGACGGACCGCCTTGGTCATGCGGCAATGTGCAATCATGGTAGCCAAATGGCGCGTCCGGAGTTGTCTAAGCGACTCCATGATCGCACGAGCCTCCTCGATTGACTGGTGCACGCCGACCTCACTGAGCATTTCCAGCAGGGCACGCTCCGGGGTTGACACTCCAGGACCCTCAGGTGCCTCAGGTAGCGGAGACAAACCGAAGCCGTCTGGCAGTTCCTCGTCGAAGAGTCTAGCCGAACTGAATCTCGCTGGAAAACGCTCAAGAAACCATTGTGGAAGAGAGCCTTTCCGGTAGCCCCACAGAATCAGCGATTCCCGGTGCTCCACGTTTTGCCGAAAACCATGCCAGGCGAGCGCAGACTTCGCCGCGACATGAATCCCCGGCATTTTCCGCTCTAAGAAACGAAGTGTCGTATCACGTTCCAACTTATCCCCGGCGAACATGAAAACACCGCGCCCTAAACGCTCTAGCCAGCCTGATTTCACATAGTCATGGGCCAGCGCTGAGGAGATGCCGTGACCTTGTAAGATCGCGGTATCCAATGGTCCTCCCCTTGGCTCAGAAGTCTGAAGCGTTTTGATTAAACTTGTCGTCATTGTTTAAGTAACACTTGAACAATCACTCCAAGAAGAAACAAGCGCAATCAAATTGTTTACCGTTGATTGATTAGATCAAGCCTCACTTGAATGATTGAATCCAATCAAATCAAAACACTCTGAATGGACTGAAAATGGTGCTCAAAACGGTGCGACACACGCGGTCACGGTGACGAGGCCAAGGGGAGATCGGCTCAATGCCGATTCATGAACCTGAACCCATCCCTCCACCCATGAGCAAGAAAGACATGATCGAACAACTGCGCCTACGCCTTGCCAGCAACGACCGCTGGGCCTTGCGCGCGCTAATGCGCATCTACCAGAACCAGACCGACGATGAACAATGCCGCGAGGCCACCATCGAGCGCAATGGCATCGGGTTCACCGGACCAGATGCCGAGATAATGACCAGCTTCGCCCGTCAGTATCAGCGGCGCGGATGTCTCAGCCCCAAGCAGATGATCATCCTGCGCCGCCGCATGCCGGCCTATGCGAGGCAGATCTTGCAATGCACCGACACCACCCGCCTTGAACACGCCTTTTGCGGCACCTGCTATACGTACACTGCGGATAGCAAGTCTGCCGCATGAACCCACACCCAACGCACCACCATGCCCACACGCAGCCTGACCAGACAAAACCCTGAAATCCAACTTCTGCCCGACGCGGCCACCGCAGACGATCATCGCAACCCGCGCCGCAGAAGACGCGAGGCTGAGGAACCCGCCCCCGATGTTGGCCACCTCGTGCAGCCAGAGCCGCGCCATGAACTCGACAAGCTGATCCTCCATGCGGATGTGAAGACGGACATCTTGGCAGGCCTGCGGGCGCTGGAGATCCGCGCTGATCTGGACCGCATTTGGAACCTGAGCAGCATCCAACCGCAGGAAGGAAAGTGCATTTTGAACTTCTACGGCCCGCCCGGCACGGGCAAGACGCGCGCCGCCCTGGGCATCGCGCTGCGCCTCAGCAAGCCGCTCTACCAAGTGGATTACAGTGCAGTCATATCGAAATACCTCGGCGACACCGCCAAGCACATCAAAGCCGCCTTTGCTGCTGCCCGTGAGCACGACGCCGTGCTGTTCTTCGACGAGGCCGACAGTCTGCTCTCCAAGCGCGTCGCCACCGGCGAATCCTGCTCCACAAGCATCAACCAGAACCGCAACTGCCTGATGCAAGAGTTGGACCGCTTCGACGGCGTGGTGATCGTGACCACGAACTTGTTCGAGAACTATGACCCCGCACTGCTGCGCCGCATCCAGCGCCACATCAAATTCCGCAATCCAGACTCCTCCATGCGCAGGGAGCTCTTCGCCCTTCATCTCCCCAACCCTGATCGGGTGCAGGCTGATTACGCGGTTCTCTCGGAGTTATCCAAGGGCCTCAGCGGTGGGGACATCCTGAATACTTGCGTGAACGCGATTCATGTGGGCAGCACGGATGCGGATCCGGCGAAGTGGCAGGTGACGCAGGAAATGCTGGAGAGCGAGATCAGGAAGGTGAAGAAGACGAAGGCGGAGCACTCAGGGGAGAAGGGGAAGAATCGGAGGAAGATTGGGTTTCAGCCGAGTTGATCGGCGGAGAAATTGCTTTTTGAGGGGGCTGGGCGAGTTGGCCCTGGACGTAGCGCGGGGACGGGGACGGGGACTGATCATTCCCCCCGCTCGGCGTCAATTCCGCGGACTCCACCATATTGTCAGTGAGGCTTACATGAGTTAGATTTTTTGTAAATAGCTATGAACTAAAGTCCCTGAACTTGAGGTGCATAGGCATTCGTTGATTGTCGCATGCTGGCATAATGATAATCGTGCATCTAAAATTGCGACGCTTTCTTTGCTGTCGCTGACTTGTCTTCGGCAGCTTTCTTGTCTGCTTCATGCTTCAGTGCTGCAAGCTTTGCGCTCACCACGGGGCGCATCTTCAGCGAGTAATGATAAATGCGCTTTAATTCCTTGGTGTTACCTAGGGGTTCATACATCACGATGGTGCCTCCGTCGGCATCCTCATGGATGAAATGACTTTTACCTACTTTGCCAGGCTTGTCAGTGAATTCGCCGTAACGTTTGGTGAAGTCGGCCATGAGCGCGTCGATATGCTTGGCTGTGTCGCTCAAGGGTTCGATGTCCATGGCGTAGAACTGGTCGTCGATGAACCACGCGGTGTAGCGTCCAGTGGACGTTGCGTAGCTCCAGTAGTCGAAGTTTGGTGCCACAGGAATGCCTGTGGTCTCAATGAAATCGGTCAGCATATTGTGTCGCCCTGTGAAGGAATGAGTCGCAATGGAAATGCCGATTCGCTCGGCCATGTTATCGGTGATCTGCTGCACTTGAAACTTGAGAATAGAGGGCCATAGATCGGATTTGATGGTTTTCGCGACAGCTTCGGTGGTTGCCAAATGCTTGCTATAAAGCATGATGATATCCGGCGTGAGACGGCTGCTAATGAATGAATCCGGGGCGTCATGCAGAAGGAAGGGCATGAGTAACTTCGCGGTCTCGTCGAAGTTCGTCCCCCATTTGGCAAAGCGAAAACCGGAATGATTGGTGAGCATTAGCTTGTCTTTCTGCATCGCTTTCGCGATGCGCGCGCTCAGGAATCGGCGGCACTCGTTTTGCATGAACAATACTTGATCGGTGCGTTTTGGTCGGGTTGCGAAGATCGTCGTGGTCGCTTTCGGCTCGATGGAACGGTTGAGAACGAGCTTCACAAAAGACCCAATGATTTCAGTGCCCTTGGGGCCCTTCACGTCTTCAGCGGTATCGTTGCTCAGCGCAAGATCCCAGAAGCGCAAGACTTCGAGATGCTTTTTCTCTCCATCGAACATGAGGTCAGGAAAGCTCCAGCCATAACTGGTTTTCTCCACCCGTGTCATGCCTCCACCGTAGCCATTCGCATAAATGCATTCGGTCGTCCAAAGTTCCCATTGTTCACTGACGTCAGCAACAAACGCGAGAATTTTCTCCCCAGGCAGTCCTTTCAGATCAGCGAGAATCTTGGTGGCTTCCTGGAATTGCCCGTCATTCATTTGATTAGCAGGCAATCCGATGCCAGGCGCAAGAAATACCTTTGCGCTTCGTCCAGACATGAGGCCATTGTGAAGGAAGCTAAGCACACGTTCTTGCCAGGCATCGGCCAAATCGGTATCGGCAAACAAGCCACCTTTGCTAGAGTCAATAATCTTGAGTATTTCCGGTGATGGTTTGATCTGGCCAATTGCCGATGACCACTGTTTGTCGAATCCCACAAGCCACTCGGTTGGGGCATCGGCAAAGGCCACAGGACTCCATATCACACTGCCTATGAATAGAATCGAAAACGTGCAACGAAGAGCCATCTGAAACATAGAGGACAACGTTTGTTTAGAGTAAATCATCATAATATTTTTGAGAAAATGAGAGCAAGAGTTCGGCGATTTGAAACTACCGAATAAAAGCAGGGATGATCCTTTGTGGCAAGGATTGCAGCTTTTTTGCCCATGCCTTGGTTGCGGGCAGTGACGATGGTAGTTCCGCCTTCCAGACGCCTCCATGCGCCGGGAGTTGTTCGCCCTTCATCTCCCCAACCCAGATCGGGTGCAGGCTGATTACGCGGTTCTCGCGGAGCTATCACGCGGTCTTAGCGGTGGGGACATCCTGAATGTGTGCGTGAGCGCGATTCATGCGGGCAGCACGGATGCTGATCCGGCGGAGTGGCATGTGACGCAGGAAACCCTGGAGAGCGAGATCAGGAAGGTGAAGAAGACGAAAGTGGAGCACTCAGGGGAGAAGGGGAAGAATCGGAGGAAGATTGGGTTTCAGCCGAGTTGATCGGCGGGGAAATTGCTTTTGATGGTGCCGGGTCGAGTTGATCCTGGACGTGGCGCGGGGACGGGGTGTGAGGAAGGGGGGCATCGCCGTTTTGAACACCAAATTCTTTTACGCCAGTAGCCCCCCATTCACACTCACTTGGATTCCTATTTATAAGAATACGTGCAAGTTGGGCTTCCTACTGTTGCGCCCTCACGGTAAAGCGATTGCAGATATGGCGGCATTTGAGCAACTCTATGATCAAGCGCTTCTTTGGACTCATGAACGGTTGGAGCGACTGCGCCCATTATGTCGGCCACTTCACCCCAGCCCTCGAAGCCCTCAGCAAATTGAGGGTCACAATGCCATTTTCCCTCGTCTACCATTACCATGTTGATGAACACGGCATGAAAAAGTCTAACAGCGGCATGTTTGATGGTGTCCCCTTTGGTCTTAGGCGTCCAAGCAACGAGATTACGGCTCACACCAGGAAACTCATAATCAACCCGCGTTGCTGTCCAAAGCAGATAAATCCCCGGAAATCGCGTGTCGATGTAGAACTTAACCGTGCCACCAATGCACTCACTGGCCAGAATGACGAACGGATGATAGATCTCTCCAAAAAGATGAAGCCTCTTTACATCGAATGGGGCGACGCCTTCCGGCAGCGGGTTTTTGCAGGCATGATAAACTGGATGTCCGTCAATGATCCGGTAGGGTTCAGCAACGTTCTGGCCTGTCGCTTTGAGCGTCACTGCTCCATTCTCATCTAGATCCATGCTGAATCCTTGACCCCTAATCACCTGAGCCGTCACGTCTTTGAGCGTGAATACGTCAGATGTGTTTCCTGATGAGATGTTGGCTTTCATAAATTGATTCATACCACAAAGGACCCAGGAGACCACAGCAAGCGCCGTTAGTGTTAATGTCTTCTGGTCCGCAAAGCCAAACCCTGTGCTTAAACATTGAGACAAGTCCGTGCAAGGCCTCAGTCTTCAACAAAGTCATGTCGCCGGACGTAGCGCTTCGACTTTTTTACGAATCAACCGAATCGCAGCAATCGTCTCCTCAATGACATTAGCATTTTTGAGGTATAGCCTATTTCCCTCTCCCGATAGCATTCCATCGGTCACAATTTGCGGTCCGGGATCAAAATCGACCATCGCCATCAACGCACGATATGCAGATATATCTGATGGATCCAGTGCTCTGAGCTTCGATGTGCCTTTGTCAGTTCTTACGAGCCGAAGAATTTCCATCCAGTTTTTGCCGAGGGATTGTGCCAGTTCTTCGACCAGTTCTCCCAGTTCCGTCCACTCAGTGCTGAACTCTTCGAATTGATCTGACCAAATGATGTCTCCATCCGAGCAGGATCCAAAAAAGTGGATGCAGGTGTCGCAGGCCCCGGGGCTATTGAGCCGCTTGCAAATAGGACACCGTTCGACGGCTTCATTGCCATCCGGAGTCAGTAGAGGAGTTGAAAGTTCCGAATCAGAGTCATTCATAATCTAATTTCCGAAAGGTTATTTTTGTTCATGCGCCGATGCTGTCGAGGAACTCTTTGTATGACGCTCGTTCATTATCACTCAGGTCGTATCCCCATCGGTCCATCAAGCCTTTGAACATCTCTAGGGCAGCCTCGCCAGAATCGGCAATCCCACGTATCCGAACGTCCGACGTCCACTCATAGCGCCCCCAGTTGTCGTCCCACGAAATACGGAACATCGCCCAATCATACTCTTCTCCTATCCAGGGAACGATGTAGTAATAGTCTCGTGTCTCCCAGGTCAGGCCGGGCGAGTGAGCGGTTTCATCGCCTAGCTTTCCAAGAAACAATACGTCGTCAGGAATTTGAGCCTGCATCTGTTCCAATTGACAGTCTCGGGAAAGGTCTTCATCTGGCTTTTCTACCGGCTCCACAAAGAAATGGAGTTCAAAATTATCAAAGTTGATCAAAGGTTGCTTCAT